ATACTAACCACCTAAGACAATGGGCCAAGCCGCATACGAAAAAAAGATCAAGGTTTCCGCTGACAATGGAGCCACTTGGGAAGAGCTGCCAGCTACCTCCCCATCACTTGAACTTGCTGGTGACGTGTTAGATGACACGGATCTCAAGAACAACGCTGGTTTCCGCAAGCGGATTTTGGGCCTATCGGATTTCAGCTGTTCCGCTGACTCTAACTGGTCTGCTGGCGATGCTGGTCTGGCTATCGTTAGAAATGCCAAGCTCAATCGCACAACGATCAAGGTGGCATATCTCCCTGATGGCGTTGATGGTTTCATGGGCAACGTCGTTGTTGAAACATACAACATGGCAGGTGAAGTTGGCGGACTCGAAACCGTTAGCATTTCACTTCAAGGCAATGGTCCTCTTGAGGACTTCGCTTGATCCTGCCGATCCGTTTCCTCTAACATCTATCCACTAAAGCCATGGGGACTGCCGCATACAAAGCCATCATCAAGACCGCAGGAATTGAAACTGCAATGGTCAATGAACCTTGCGAATTGCTCATCCCTAACGTCTATCGGATCATCAGTCCATTGCGCCGTATTCTTTCAAGAACGGCTGACGTCATCATCATGGTTGATGGTTTTCCATTAGATGAAGATCTTCCAGCGATCAACTATCTAACTGGAGTCCTAACATTCACAGAAGATCCGGGTGGAGTCGTCACAATTTCCGCTAGCTACATTCCCACTGCGGAGTTAGTTGGCGGATTTTCATATCAACTCAATATAACAGGGGACATCCTTGATGATACTAACTTCAAGGATGCACGGGTGGATGAATTTCACAGCAAGCGTTATGGACTGCTAGATGTTAGCGCCAGCTTTGACGCCCACTCAGACTTCAGCAAGCGTTTCGTCAACTACAAGCGCAATCGTGACTCAGTTCTAATCACCATCCAACCGGGTGGAATTGAAGGCACTGGCTACATTGGATGGTTTGTGTTAGAGAAGGACAGTCTATCTGGTGACGTTGGTGCGTTAGAAGATGAGTCTATCTCTTTCAACCTTCAAGGTGGCGCTCAATGTTTCGCCTATTTTGAGCCATACCTTGTTGGCCTAACAATAACAGGAACTGACATTGATGGCGCTGATGGCGACTATCTGCGGAATGTCGATATCAACGGGAGAGCTTCATTCTATCGGCAGGATGGCGCTGATTATTATCTGTTATATTGGCATGAAGATGGATATTGGACTTTCCTTGAACCTGCTTTTGTTGTTAGTTCAGCACCCCATGGCGCACTTCCTCAAGACGTTTCTCAATGGGTCATAACAGATCCATATTCAGTTGTGCCAGTTTCCATCACACCAATTTACTCTATCTAACATTCTCTATCCACAATCCACAAATATGAAAACACGCGCAGAAATCCGCCAAGCCCTGCTAGGGAATCGCCCAGAGTTCAAAACCAAAGTCATCAAGGATGCTAACGGTTTTGAATATGAAGTCCGCCAACCATCTATCCGTGGCCGCTCTGACATCCGCAAGTCAGCGACTACCACGGATGACAAAGGCAATATCACGTTTGAACCTTTCGATTTCATGCTTCGTGCTGCCATGGCTTGCACGTTTGTCCCTGGAACTAACGAATTGGTTTTCTGTGACGAGGACTACGATGCTTTGGTTAGTATGCCAGCAGGAAGCGTCATTGATGAGCTCTCCCAAACCGCTGCTGAGTTCTGCAATGTTGAGGGAAAGGTCTCTGACGCAAAAAAATCCTAAAAGCTAACGGCCATCGCCAGTTGATTCTGGTAGTCGCCCACGAGTTAGGAAAATTCGCTTGGGAGGTTGAAAGCCAACTATCTAACGATGATCTCTATGAGTGGCTAGCATTTTTTGAAATGCAACACGACGCTAGGAAAAAGGCCGCTGAAGCTAACAAAAGGAAAAACAAAAGGCGCTGATCTAACATGCTCAATCTGGGAACCATCTTCTGTCTGTTAGGATGCGATACCTCTGGACTAAACGCCGGAGAGTCCCGCATGGCCAAATTCGTTGGCACTGCTAACAGACAGTTTGCCCAGGTTGAGAAGTCAGCGGCTGGACTAGGCAAGACAATAGCAGGCGTCATTGGATTTGAAACGATCCGTCGTGGCGTGATGTTAGCGGATTCCTACAAGGGTCTGAATGCCCGTATCCAACAAAGCACTAAGCTAACCAAGGATTATCTAGCAGTTCAAGAACGGCTAGAGAAGATGTCCATGGACATTGGTGGTGGCTTTGAAGGGAATGTTAGCCTTTTCCAGAACATTGCTAGATCCGCTCCAGACATTGGCGCCACTCAGAAGGAAGTCCTTCGGTTAGTTGAAAGCCTTAACAAGCTGTCTGTTATCTCTGGCGCAGGTCCAGAGGCGATGAAAAACGCCATGATGCAATTTGGCCAGTCAATGGCTGGTGGAATTGTTAGGGCTGAAGAGTTTAACAGCATCATTGAAAACACCCCTGAAATCGCTAACAGGATCGCTAAGGGGTTAGGCATGTCTGTTGGCCAACTTCGGATGGCTGTTGTTGGTGGCAAGGTTCTATCCAAAGACGTATTCGCATCCCTGTTGAAACAGTCTGCGGAGATCGACAAGGACTTTGGAGAGATGCCTAGGCGCATTGGCCAATCCATGGAGAGTCTTGAAACAGGCACGATGAAATTTCTTGGACAGTTAGATCAAAGCTTTAATGTCACAGGATCTATCGCTGATGCCATTCAGGGAATCGCGGTCTATCTATCGGGTGACTTTTCTAGCACAATCAATGACATCCAAGTCAAGTTTGCAGGGGTTGGAGCGAGCATTGGACTTTGGGGTGACATCTTTAGGGACGCGGACTCCGCTTTTGGTGGAATATCAACCAAGGCTGGTGGTCTGTTTGAAACTATCCAAACTGGAATGGGTTGGTTAGTTGATGCCCTGATTGAACTCCCTATCAATCTAGCAGTAATCATGGATGAAGGAAAGCTAGCATTCGCTGGCATGTTCCTAACTGCTAAGATGGGTGTGGATCATTTTGGAAATGCATTCGACATCGTGTGGCAGCTAATCAAGGCCGCTGCCGCCACCACTGCCGCTTTCATCGCCCAACAATTTTCTAGCGTCATCTCCAAGATCCTTGGAGGAATATCTGACATGGCCGTTTACGCTGGCAATCTAGCAGGTGAGATGGGATTTGAGGATACTGCTAACGCAATCCACAATATCACTAGGGAGTTAGATACTAGTGAGAAAGGGGTGTTAGACTTTGCCAAGACCCTCAAGAAATCCGCTGATGATTCGATGCTCAAAGTTGAGGAGTTAGTTGAAAAGACTAAGGATATTGACGCTGAGTGGAAGAAAGGTATGGATACGTTAGACGCTGAGGGTGACGCCTCAACTGCTAGATACGAGGCTGAGATGAAGAATCTTGATGACCTTCGATCCGCGAAAGAGCAACAACTTCAGTATGAAAAGGACATGGCCGCTCAGAAGAAATATCTAGCTGAACAGGCCTATAACAGTCAGAAGCCTGGCACTCCTAGCAATCCAAAAGGAACTGATCCGTTAGGTGGTGGGAGTGGTGCCGCTGCTAAAGCTGCTAGCGAGGCCCAACAACGGTTAGACGCATTGGTTAAGTCTCTTCAAAATGAGACTGAAGTTGAAAATGCTCACTATGCTGAAAGTCTAGCAATTCTTGATCAAGCTGAGGCTAACAAGATTGCATCCATCATGCCATATCATGAACTTCGTGAACGGTTAGAGGCCGATCACATGAAGAAGCTCAATGAAATTGTTAGGGATGGAGAGGAAGAAATGTCAGCGATTCGTGGCTTGAACGCATTCCTTGGAGTTAAGATTCAAGAGACTGCTGGATCCATGGAGATCGAAGCGCAGGCAAAAACTTTCAAGGGTCTAATTGATGACGCTGCTGAACACAGCAAGGCGTTCTTTGAAATGAAAAAGGCTCTTGCTCTAGCAACTGCTCTCATTGACGCTCCAAAGGCTGTTCTAGCAAGTTTCGCCTTTGGCTCTGAAATTGGTGGCCCTGTCGTGGGTGCTATCTTTGGAGGCATTGCCGCTGCTGCTGTTGGCGTTCAAGTTGCATCTATCGCCTCAGCGCAATATACAGCGGCCAAAGCAATGGGTGGCAACGTATTCGCTGGAGGCGCTTACAAGGTCAACGAGCAAGGCCCTGAACTTCTATCCACAGGTGGAGAGGACTTTCTAATGATGGGAAGCAAGGGAGGCAAGATCACACCTAACCATATGTTAGGTGGAGGATCTGGTGGAGAGGCCGCTCCAGTAAATGTCATCATCAACAACTTCACGGATGCAAAGGCAACGGTTAGAGAAAAGGATGGAGTCGATGGAAAGACCATCGAAATAATTCTCAAACACGTTGACTCCGCTCTAGCAGGTAACATTATTGAAGGCAAGGGGAAGATTCCGCGAGCCATCCAACAAACCTATCGACTTGGCCGTGGTAACAGGGCCAAAGCATCCTAACCATTATGCCTGATATTGAATGGCCTGAAACACTTCCTTCCCCAAAGGTAAACTTCAAGGGGAGGTTAGAAAATTCATTGGCGCGGACTCAGATGGAGACTGGACGCATCAGACAAAGGCGCAGATTTTCCGCTTCACAAAAATCATGGTCATTTGATCTAACATTAAATGATGATGAATATCTTTTGTTTCAAGACTTCGTTCAAGATACGTTAGATGGTGGATCAAGCTACTTCCTGATGGAGATCCCAGATGGAAATGGCATAGAGCAAATCATGGTTAGATTTGTTGATGGCAACTACGCATTTGAACAGCTTCCTCCAGACAACTGGCTAATCAGTTTCACACTTGAAAAATCATACGCTGCTGACT